CTTTGATATCTTCTCTTTGGTTAGCAGACCTAGTAATAGAAGGTCTGTTATCAACATAAATTATATTTCCAGAGTATTTTTTAACTTCAGGGTTAGCAACACCCTGAGTAAAACTCTGACCAAGGTAATATGTCCTATTATTTATTATGGTACTTATACCAGGACTTCCTGATGTTCCAAAGTTAGTATCTATACCCAAAGTACCTTCATTACTAGCAATGTTAACATTTCCACCAGTAGCAGGATTTGCTGTAAATCCATGTAATGAATATCCATATGTTGGATCTGTTCTAAGAGATCCATCACTATTAAATCCTACTAAACTTTTATCTTGCCAATATTTAAGAACTCCTGTTGTTTGGTCATAAGAAACAACTCTACCAACTGCAGTAGAACCAACTCCTACAGTTTGGGTTACTTGTCCATCCAAATCAAATGTAGCAGTAGTATAACCTGCTCCAATGAGTTTTAATGCGTATAAAGCACTAGCTTTAGAAAGAGTTAAATTAGAAGATGAATCATATGCTTGAGGATTTTCTACAATTCCAATTCTAGCAACTTGGTTTCCTGTTATGAAATCTGGATTTTCTGTATCATTTTCAATTTTAGAATAAACTAAAACATTACTTGCTCCCAATTCCCTATAAACATCAGCTCCATGACCACCTTGAGGTGGAATAATAACATTAAAAACTGGAATAGTAGTACCCACAGGAACTCCACCAGCAACTAGATCAATAGTTCCATAAGTATAACCAGATCCACCTTTTGCTATATTAATAGATTCAACTTTAGCATCATTATTAATAACAATAGTTGCCTCTGCTCCAGCACCATCTCCATTCACAGGAACTCCTGTGTAAGTTCTATTAGCAGTTCCTATACCAGCCCCTCTATTAATAATAGTAGCAATTTTTAATTGACCACTACTAGAAGCATTATCTCTTACAGCAGAATTATCTGTGCTAGTGCTCCAGTCATTAGGAACTGGTATAAAGTTAGTAGAATCAAATTTAGCAATATCACTTGGTTTAATAGTATAAAGATATTTCCATATATAACCATCTCCACTATCACCTGCTGCTTTAGGTTCTAAGTCTGTAAATGTGGGTTGGTCTAGTGAAGGTCTTCCTGTAGTATTTTCTGGGTCTGTTCCATTTTGTAGACAAATATAAACTTTAAAATCTTCATTAACAACATAAAATTTTGCAGAATATAAATTAGTTGCTCCAGAAGGTTGTGCTAAATTAGTTCTACTAATATCCCCTCTATACATATCATAAGTTATACCTGATGTCCAAGTATTTTTATTCACCATTCTACGTACATCTGAAGAAGTTACTTTCTTCAGTGCTATCATAGTATCCCAATAATCATCTTCTTGATCAAAACTATCCTTAGGAGCAGGAGGGTTTGAATCCCAAGTAGAGGAATAGTTAGTAGCATTAGGTAAACCAACAAAAGAATAATATGAATTGACAGTAGAAGTTGCTGCAGAGACAAAATTCTCAGCATTCAATATTCTAAGTTGATCAGTTATAATGGCTGACATTTTTACTATTTTTTTAGTTATTTATGTGTTATAATTTACGTATCTTAAAGGATTAACCCTTTCAATTATTGGAGAACTAGATATACCACTTAATCCAGTAGAATCACCAGCATAAGATGTGAATACTCTTGCTGATCCTCTAGGAGCAGTTTGTATTCTACCCCAACTATATTCACCAAAGAATTCACTATGTCCAAGTCCAGTCAATCCATTATAATCTTGAACACTAACTGTTACTTGTGCCACATAAGTCAATCCAATACCAATACCCATAGTTTGAGCAATAGAAACTTGAGCAACTTCATATACATTATCTAAGAAGGAAGTTCCTATACCAACAACAGTACCATCTTGATATAGAGAAGTTACTGAAGCACCTACATTAGAATTAGATACTGTAAAATAATATCCAGTTGAAATTCCACTTACAGTCAAAGCACTACCTACAATAGATGCATTTCTGAATAATGAATCCTTTGGAAGAAGTAGATCAAATACAATACCAGTAGATGCTACACCTACAGATGTTGTAGATATACCAGATATAATTCCAAAATCACCAGAATATGATACATCTTCAATAGTTTCAATAGAAGTAACTGACTTAGGTTCACCTATTAGAACTGCAGGAGCAGCAGTGCTAGTATATGCAAATCCACTAGTAGTTCCTCCATAAGAAACTGTAATAGCATTCACAGTACCCACACCACTTATAGTAGCAGTTGCTCTAGCACCTTGAGAAGTAGTCAATCCCACAGGAGTAACAATAGAAACAGATGGTGCTATGGTATATCCAACACCAGGATTTGTAATATCAAATGAAGTTACAGTTCCAGCTACAGATACAAAGGCAGTAGCAGATGCTCCTACAAAATTATCTTGGGAGATAATTCTGATATCATTCTGTCCAGTATAGTTTTCTTTTGAGCTATCAAAGAAAGTTCTTATATTAGAAACAAAAATAACAGTAGATCCAACACCAACAGATTGGATTATATTTGTATTAGGATATATTAATGGTTCATAATGAGGTCTATCTTTAGTAACTGCATCTCCATCAATAAATTTATCTTCAGTTTGTCTAGACCATGTAACAGATCTTTGGAAAGTTTCATTAGTAGTAATACCAGGTCCAGGATATGGATTAGTATCTACACTATCAGAAGAATTGATAATAGTTACTGTTCTGTTATTTTCTTCTAAAGAAATAGACTGGTCATATAATTTAATTTCATCTCCTACTTTGATTGTTTCTAAAATATCAACATTACTAACATCAACAGATCCAGTTCCTCTATAGAATAAAATCTTAGAAGTATCTCCTGCTTTTGGAGCTTCCTTAAAGGTTATAAAACTACCACCTTTAAATTCATATCCATCTCCAGGACTTTGAAGAATATCATTAATGAATACTAATAAAAGAACTTCAACATCTATATTTGAACCAGGTTTAGATTGAATAGTTTGTTGAGTTCCATTAAGATTCAAAGCAAAAGAAATTGTCTTTCCATCAAATAGCGAATCTAAAGGATCTAAAACTTGGAAGTCTCCAACTGTCCATCCAGCAAAACTATCACTTACAGTCTCATTAACTGTGAGTTGGAATTCTCTAAACTCAGTAGCACCTGCAGTTGGAATACCCACAGTACCACCAACACCTATGGTTAACTTTTGAGTTTCACCATATCCATATCCTTGATTGGTAATTTCAAAATCAATAACACTACCACCCAAACCAACAACTACATTTGCTCTTGCTTCTGATCCTACTCCAGATTGATTTGAAGAGTAGAATAGAGGCATATTGCTATAAGATAATGGTTCATCTATGACAACCAATGGAGGATTAGTTGATGTATAACCAGTACCAGGATTAGTGATAGCAACACTTACAATATTACCACCACTGATAGCAGCAGTACCAATAAACTCAATATTAGGTGCTCCAGTGCTTAATGTTTGAACACCCACATTCACAACAGTTTGTATACCAGTTCTATATCCTGATCCACTATTTCCTATACTTACAGAACTAATAGTACCCAATCCAGAAACAACAGCAGTACCACCTGCAGCAACTAATGGTTGATAACCTAAACCTTCTGTAGATCCAACAGAAACAATAACACCACCAAGAGGAACATTAGAACTATTTGGATCAGATGCCACTGATGAGATAGATCCTGTAAACTGAATACTAGTAATACCTACACTACCTTCAATTAGAGTGTAATCACCAGCAACAGCAACACTACCAGTATATCTTTGTGGTCCTTGAGGAACTTGGTTGACTAATATAAGAGCATTATTAGTTGAGAATCCTGCTATATCACTTCCATCAGATTTAAGAGTAAACTCAGTTGTCAATCCAGTAAAGTTAGCAGAAATATCATCAAAAATATAGTTACCAGCATATGGTTCATCAGCACTACCTGTAATACCAGATCTCATAAATGATCTTGCGTTAAAAGTGGAGTGAGTAGCTATACCAACAAAGTCCCTCTCATCTGGTTCGTTTGTAGTGGTTGATAATGGAGTTAAACCAACAGGAGCAGTATAGAAGTTAACAGTGCTATCTACAATATTATATGCCCCATCTACCTTGGTAATTAAAGTTCCATCACTATGTAAAGTTGATTGTGTACCCATCCAAGGTCTAGTAACCAGTAGAACGTTGGTAGCACCCAATCCAACAGAATCAACCTTCATAATCTCATCACCAATCTTCAACATATCACCACCAGTAATAGATGTTATTCCTGATATTTTAATCTTATCTGTAGTAGCAGATACATCAGCAGTGATAGTAGTAGTTACAGCAGTAGCAACTATTGGTGATTGGACTATATTATCAATACTTAATATACATCTTGAGTTTTGTTTCTTTGAAGTAAAGGAATGAGAAGTTCCAACACCAACAGCAGTGATATCCAAATAAGTAGGTGTAGTCTTTAATGCATTTTCAGCAGAAGTAGCAAGTCTAATAGAAGTATCATCTACCTTAACAGCATATACTGTAGAAGGCATTTTATCTGTAGTGCCATATCCAGTTATAGCTTGTGACTCAATTTCAATAGCAGAAGTAGTTCCAGCTCCAGTATATCTGTAAGTTAATTCTTCACCAGTGACAAAATAATGATCTGGTAAAGTAATTGTATCTTCTGTTAGATTAACAGTAGTAGAGGCACTTCCTACAAAGTCTCTCTTAAATATTGGTAGTTGTCTATGCTTAAGTTCAAATGCTCTCTTAACATCAGTCTCAGTAGCAGTATAAGCACCAAATCCAGTATCAATAGTAGCATTTTCTAAATCTATTTCAGTAATAGTATTTGCTTCATCAACTAGTCTCATAGCAGCTTGGAATACCCTAACCTGAACATTAGCACTAGCTATAGGTGTGAATGTTAAAGTAGTATTGTCCCCAGAAATAGCAGCATCAAAATCACCAAGGTTGGTGACAGTTTGGTTGATAGCATACTCTGTTATGAAAGCAGTAGTGCCATCATCAACTACTATGACTTCTGATATTTGATAATGACTATTAGTAGTATCTTCTACACATACAACATAATAAGCACCATTAAATGTCTCAGTTTCATACTGTGCTACTGTAGTAGCAGAAGGAGAACCACTAGCAGATATAGCAGTATATCTAGAATCTAAATTGGAAGTATTTAATGATGTAGTACCAACACCAGCAGATGATGCATTTCCAAAGTCAACATGTACAGTATTAGCAACATATGTGCTTGCTGTACTAACAGTAGGATGAAGATCTAGATGAACTCTAGAACCAGCAATATATGCACTATAAGTTCCAAGACCAGGTTCTCCAGAAGCACTACCAACATTACCTGTAGATAACTGTCCATACTCAATCATATCTACATTAGTTCCATCATGAACTAGAGTTATCTCATCATGCTCCCAGTAGGATGCATCGCTGGCAGCGTATGCCACTAGAACCTTAGATCCCCTATAAGTAGTAGCAAAAGATACAATACTATGCTGTGTAGTGATTCCTAAAGGTATAGTTGTGGTGCTACTTGTAATATTAACAATACCACCCAATCCAGTAGAACCTACACCAGCAACACTCTCAGAAATATTAAATGCTATATTAGATACATCATAATTGTTAAATTTAAACTTCTTGGGGAAGAATAAGAGTCTTCCATCATCACCAGCAATATCCATATCAAAGGAACCCAAATCTCCACCAAACTCACCAAGGTCAGTATTGGTTTCAACTCTACCATATTGATTTAAGAAGATATTACCACTATCATCATGAAGTGCAGAAACTAATAAGATCTGCCTTTCTTTAGTAAATCTCTTATCTCTAATAAAACTAATATATTTCCTATATCTTACACTTGCTAAATTGAAACTATCAACAGACATGAAAGCATCAGTTCTAGCATTATTATTAAACTCAGTACTAATATCATCAATGGTTAATACTCTATTACCAATAGATTCACTATAGTCTGCAAGAATTCTAGTATCAAAAACTACTTCATCTGAAATAGTTCTAGAACCTATTGTTAAAGTTTTCTCTCTTACTAAATCAAAATCAAATACTGTATTCAAATCCATTATTGAAATTAAATCATTCACAACCTCAAACACAGTTCCTGTTTGAATAGTAGAAACTCCAACTTCTTCTTCATTTCTAATGATTAAATCACTAAACTTTTTAAATCCTGCTGTGTGATTTAAAGTAGATACTGGTTCTTTCCACTTTTCATATTCACACTCTGATTTTAATGAATATGAGAAATACTGATAATAATCACTATCAAAAACTCTTTGTAAATTATCATTTAAGAATCCAGTATTATTTTGAAATCCTTCTTTTACTATAGAAGAAGATCCAATATCATATAATGAATCATCTGTTATTACTTCAGTAATAGTTCCTTGAGTTCCAGAAGACTGACCTATGAAATTTTTTCCTATTTCAAAATCTTGAATAGAAGATACCCTAAGATAACCATACAAACTATTCCAAGACTGAACAGTTCCTCTAGAAGAACCAGAAACTACATCCTCTCCTTTTTCAAATTCATCAATTTTTAATTTAATATCAAAAATAGGGAAATCTTTCTCAGATATGATTTTAGCAGAAGACAAATTGGATTTAAATGTACCTGGAATTTCTCCATCTGCAAGAATATTAGATAAACTATATCTTACAGTTCCTAGAGTTCCTCCAATATTAGGATCAGTTTCTAAAATTTCAAATAATGTATAATCATAATTCTCACTATTATAACCCTTACCAGTGCTACCAAGTCCAACACTAACACCTTCAATCATTACTTTCTTACCCACCTCAAATGGATAATCAGCAGCATCACTAAAACTAGCTCCAATAGTTATTGTTACATTTTTATTACCATCATCATAATCTATATTATTAATAGTAAATCCACTAGAATTGCTTGTAGGAATTATAATAGGAGTAACATTATTCAAAGTTTTAGTATTTTTCAAAATACTAACTTGAGTATCACCCAATTCATAATCCAATTCAACATCACTAACTTCTTTTTTAGTCAATCCATCTAAAAGAACCAAACCAGGAGATTCTAGATAATTTTTACCAACTGAAGTAATACCAATTGTGTCAAGAGAAGTAAGTAAGTCTAATTTAATTAATTGAGGTACATTAGCTTCAGGTCTAAGAGTTTTATCTGCAGAATAATCAAATCCAATATCTTTAATTGTACTTTTACTTATTCTACCAATAGTAGTTCCTTTTGTTTCTAAAATAGCATTTTTTCCACTAATTGTTATTATGGTACTAATTCCAGGCAAAGTCTTATATTCAAATCCTCTATTTTCTACCTCAATGCGTCCTATAGGACCATCAACATTTAAAGAATCAGTTAGATAAGAAAATACACCATCTGAAGATGTATATTCTAATTTTTGAGGAATTGATGGTGTTATAAAAGAAAATGTAGTAGATCCTACTCCCACTAGACTTCTATCTCCACTTAATGCATTTGGAAGAAGAAAAGCTGAATTAGAATTTTTAATATTATCAGTATCCCTAATAATACCAATTTTGATAGAATTATTTAAATTTTCATTTATAGGATTTAAATTGTAATATAATGTTTGATTAATTTCTTTAACATTTTTAATGGTAACATTAGCATTTGCATCTATACCAATTCTTCCAGATCTGACCACATTAAAATCATCAGTTTCTCCTGAAGTAACAAAGGAATTATTAAGGTTAAAATCAGTGTAAAGATTAAAATCAAATGCACTATAAGAAACTCCACCATCATTAAATGATAATGAGGAGTCTGAAAGATCAAAATATATCTTTAAATTTTTCTCTAAAGATAATGGAGGATTTATAGGAGAAATAGTACCAGCAGAAGCACTAGTAATATCAATTACCTTTGGTTCTAAATTTATAGCATCATAATAATTATTAGATAATTTTATAGTATTTTTGTCAATAATTGCTACGTAATAAATTGCATTATCCACTAATCCACCAGAAGAAGTGGTTGCAGTATGAATAACTTTTTGTCCATTCTTATAACCATGTCTAACAATAGTAATAGTATTATTACCAACACTTACATCACCAGAACCAAAAGTTCTAGGATCTATTACTAATCTTCTATTATAGTCATTATATGCTACTTTTAAAGTAGTGGTTATTCCAGGTTGAACTCTCAATCTAATATTATCTTGTACTTCAAGTCCATGAGTAGAAGCAGTAGATACTGTAACAAAACATCTACTTAATGATCCTGTTAATACATTATCAAAACTGGTTTTTAAACTATGATATACACCAGTACCAACACCTATGAAATATAATGATGAAGTATTAGTGGTACTATTAATACCAACCAAAGAACCAGTAGATCCCAAACCAACTCTAGATGTTGCTATTCCAATTAAATCATTTGTTAATCTTGCTGCATATACAGTTTGTCCTTGAGTAAGAGCAAATCCATCAATACCATCAGTTGATACTGATACAGCAGCTCCTGCATTTGTATTATAAGTTAAAGCATCACCAGTTAATAATCCATGATCTTTAAAATAAAGTGCTTTAGTAGGAATAAATATTTCACTTATTCCAGCACCTGGATTTGAGAATGATAAAGTTGATCCAATCCCAACACCAGAAATTGTACCCAATCCTATTGATTCTGATGGGTTGAAATAAAGTTCTTTATTTAATCTAAAATCAGACCTTTGTAATTTTGATTGAGAATTAAAAACAAAATTTCTTGGTTTTTGTGAAACTAAACTATCAGCAGTATGAGCTGCTCCTGTAGTAGAATTATATTCTCTAATAACCCTAATCCTAGTTGAATCATGATCTACATTTAAAACTTTAACACATTCAGTACCTATTCCCAAAAGATCATTTTCTTTTATATTAGTAACATAATCTAAATTAAAATAAGTTACTATACCAGTGTTAGAAGAAGCATTAACTGCATTATATAATTTAAAGGTGTCAGTAGTTACACCAATTTGAATTGTAGAATTATCTGTAATTCCACTAGTGCTTAACCCTGAGATATGTGTAGTTTCTCTATGATAGAAATTATGAGGATTGGTAGTATAACCAACAAATTGACCAGCATACTGTCCAAGTATAAATTCTACATTAGAAAACTCAGTAAAAGCAACACTAACTTGATTTACAGTTTTTCCTTCAATAAAGCTAACAGATGCCTTAGATCCATAACCACTAGAACTTACATCTTCAAATACTATTTCATCTCCAACTTTATAGTTTATTCCTCCAGTGTTAATTCCAACTTCTTCTATATTTCCAGAAGTAGTAGCATCAACATATGTTCTTTGTTTATGGAGTTTGCTAGGATTGACTAGAAAATCATAACTACTATCTCCAAGAAGGAAATTGTATGGAGAAGTATTTCTAACTAAATTTGTATTATTAAGATTTACTAAATCTTGATTTGACTTATAATCAAAATTATAATCAATAGATTGATACTTATAAGAATTACCTATAAAATATGGAAATTGAGGTTTTCTATAATTTTTAAATGAACCCTCATCATCATTTATAGTTGGGTTTATAAGAGCAAAGTAAGCATAAACACCATTTGGATATTCAGGAGTTTTGCAGAATCTACCATTATGTTCATCTAAATCTTTATCATCTGAGAAACTATAATCTTCTACAAAGAATCCTTCAGAATATATCATCTCACCATTAGATGTGAGAGGATTTGGTCTAGTGCTAGATATGGATGGAGAGTATCCTGATTGTATAATTTTAATTGGACCACCAGAAGCATTAGTATATCCATATGGACCATAAATTGGAGCTCCATCATAAGACCATCCAATGATTGGTGAATGACTCACTGATACTTGTTCAATATCATTTTCAAGAGATAAATCAGGAACAAAAACTTCCTTATCACCTATAGCTTTTTTAATATAAGAAGATTGTCTTAATTTTCTAGGAGCATATAAATGAGAGTATTGTAAACCATATTCATCATTCAATCCAGTGCTTACAATTCCATCATCAGTTGTAATTTGATCATTCTGTACTAATCTTTCAACGCTATTAATAGTCCAAATTTTTGGACTAGAATAAAACTTAGCACCATCTCCATTAGATGTTACTCTTATAGTAGCATTTGTAGAAGTATGTCCTATACCACTATTGATTATCTTAACTGATTCAATAGAACCACCTTTTATAATAGGAATAATTTTAGTTCCTTGACCAGTTCCTTCCACTGTTAGATCAGGAGGAGAATTATATTCAGAACCTGCGTTTAATACTAATACTTCTTTTATCTTACCTTCTATTGATACTATAGGAAGCAATTGGGCATTCTTACCACTCTTAGGAGTAAAAACTGGTTGTCTATTATAATTGATTATATCTGAAGATCCATACCCTACACCACCATCAGCAATATATACAGACTTAATAGATCCCCTTACAACAGGTCTTAAAGATGCATTAAAGTTTTGACCTGATAGTGTAGATACTCCTATATGACCAGTTAGTGACACTGTAACTGGTGTGTAATTGAATTCATTGATTCCTACACCACCAGACAATAATTCAACATATTTCTTATTTTTCATGAAGAAATTAGCTGGTGTAGACCCTACACCAACAGCAGATAATTTAAATGAACCACCATCTACAGCAGTAACATAATAATCTGTTAAAGTAGTAAGACCAATAATAGGAGTGGTCTTATTATCATATCTTATAAGTTCTCCAGTCTTATATCCATGATTAGGAATATTGATTATATTATTAGCAGTATTAATACCAGCAGAAGATACTGATGTCAATCTATTAGTATATCCTGAACCAGAACTACCAATACTTATAGAACTAACTACTCTTTTCTTATTTGCACATTTTATTTCTTGAATACCTACACCATAATCTGTAAGTCCAACACTAGACACTCCAGCAATAGCATCTACATAATTATTGTGTAATGAGACAGTGGTTGAATCTTTTATAGCACAATAGTATGCAGCATTAGTGGTTAATCCAGCAATTGCAGTTTGAGTGTCTGTATTGTAAGTTATTAGTTCTCCATCTCTAAATTTATGGAAAGTTGAGAATCCAATTGTATTATTTGTTAAATTAACTAATCCACCAAGCTCAGTAGAGTCAAATGTTAAAGAATGTTCTTTTTGAATTAAATTAGCATATGCAATACATCCAGATCCATTTCCACCACTTATTTTTAAAGTAGGAGCAGAAAGGTAATCAAAACCTTCATCTATAACATCAATTCTTTCTACAGAACCTTGTACTTCACAGTATGCAGATACACCAAGACCAACTCCATCAGAAACTGATAAAATTGGTGGATTTATGACATCATAATTATCACCACCACTGGTAACTGCAATTTCTTCAATTGGTCCATAGTGAACAACATCATTAGACTTATAATTTAATATTTCAACCCCATTTACCAAAATACCAGTTTTTCCTCTAGGAGTTGGTTTCTTAACTAATGATGAAACTGGATTTTGAATTTTTCTTATTAATTTATGAGATTGTATGGATTTTTTACAAAATCTAGACAACTCAAATTTATTATTAGTTACAGTTCCACTAAAAGAGACATATATTGAATTAGAAATATTTGCACTACTTTTTGAAAGTTTAATAGTGTTAATATCTACCTTTTTAACAAAATACTCACCTTCGCTTAAATCTAATTTATTACTATCACCACCATTAACATATGTTATCTTTTCTCCAGTTATTAATCCATGATTGGGAATGTTTATGTCAGTGCTCTCCTCAAAGGAACCTGAAAATGTAAGATCAGTTTCTCTAATGTCTAATGCATCACCAAAATAACTTGGAAGTGAAGGAGAAGAAATATATACATCGTCGTCATCTATATAAGAATTTTGAATGTTTGAAGTATAGATATTAGCATCAGGATAATTGCTTAAATTAACTTTAGACAATAATCTTTGTATTCTATATGATATTGCTGGATTTAATTCACCAGAACCTTTAATTAAAACTTCTTTAGAACTTACAAGTGAAATAATAGAACATGATATATCATTAATAAGAGCATCATCCCCAACAATGAAATTATGATCATTAAAAAGATTTAATTTATAAGTAAAGTTAGAAGAGTCAATAAGTTCAATAGATTCTACATTATAAGTGATACTAATATTTGTAAGTAAATTTTCAGTTACCTTACTTTTAGAAACAGCACCTAAACCCTTAGGTTCTATAATGTTACCCTCTTCATTATAGTATGTGGTATTAAATTCACATTCTAAATCAGATAAAACTCCAGTTACTCTAACTTTTACTACACTAGCAGTTCCAATTCCAGAATATCCATACGCAAATGTATCTAATCTTAAATTCTGAGTTGGTTGAATACTTTTATCTACTCCAGAACATCCATAAAATTGATTTAAAGATTTAGATGTATATTTAATAGTATTAAAAGTTCCATCTGCATAATTTGCTATTAAAACTCCTGTTGTACCAAATCCCACTGTAGAATCTACTGTCAAAACAGTAGAACCTACAGAAACAGTATCTACTAATTTAGTACTAGGATGTATAGAAAAATCTCCACTTACTTTATCTAAATTATGGTCATAATCTAAACTTAATCTATGATATGTTTTTCCTCCTCTTACTATTTTCTCAATATCACTAATAGCAGCATTAGCTTTAGGAAATCCATAAACATCATCCTGAAATAAGTTTCTATTGATGAGATCCATAGGATCTCCATCTAATGCTTCAACTACTATTTGCTTTGAAACCTTATAATTAGCATCTGAAGGTATGAAAAGAAAATCACGTGGTTTAATGACTTCTACATCCTTTCCATAGAGAGCTCTGAACAGAATTTCAAAGGATTGATCTGTACCTTTAGAAGAATAAAAATCTTTTGACTGTTTAACAAATAATCTTTCATCTATATCATCATCTAACGCCCTTTCCTCAAATCCTGGTGTAATTTGAGTTTTTACCTTCTTAAAAAATTCTTTTAAAAATCTAATACTTAAATTATTAACTACTGTTCCTGATGAATGCGTAGAAATTCCAGATTTAGAAAAAAGAAGTTCATCTGATTTAGTAGGATTCCTATAAGATGTAATTCCACTAAATCCTCTAGAACATCCAGTAAAGGAGTTGGTGGTAATACCAGTATATGTTATAATTTCAGAATCTATTTCAATCAATCCTAAAGAATCAGGAAATCCAGTAGTAGAGCTTACATTTATAGTATTATCAGCAATTCCTACATTAGTAGAAAGACTTGTAGAATCTATTAAATCTGTTAATTCATCAATTTTAATATATTTGTCAATATTCTGTAAAACATCTAATGTAGACCCTTGACCTTCTAAGGCATTATAATATTGTGCTAAAAATTCACCAGCAAGAGGAAAATCCGCTTTTATAAAATCTGGCAGTTGGTTCTTAACAACTGAACTAATTTTAACTCTTTTATTTTCTGGCATTTTGCAATAGAATTAATATCCTGAAGTTGATGATGTAGGAGTAGGATTAGAGTCTCCCAAAAGTTCTAAATTAGAAGATCCTACTACATATGTATCTGAGGAGAGAAGGGATGTATTTGTCTTTTCACTTTCAGTTAATCTAGCTATATCTCCAACCATATAACTTGAAGTAGCAGTATAAAGAGTGCCTGAAGTATTATCACCTGATGTGACATTATCAGCAATCATATCAATAGTGCTATTATTAATATCTAATTGTAAATAAAGATCCTGGAGTCCTATTACATCATTGGATTGAGGGCAACCAGAAATTTCTATTATTGGTATATTTTGTACTTGCTTAGATGTCCCAATAATATTAATAGGGTTTATTAATACTTCTGCTCTTCCATAATCAATAGTTCCCACATTACTAGAAACAATGGTAGGATTAGCTCTAGATGATAATGTAAACAAGAATAAAGTTCCTGTTTGTCCATTAGCATCAGGAGAATCAGACAAATAAACAGTATCTGCTATTCCAAAGATATTAAATCCTGATGACTTAATATTATAACCATTTTGATTCTTTATGTAGAATGCATTACCAAAACAAAGTTCATATTCTGCATTTTGATTTAATGAAGGTTTTAGATTTCTTCTTATTTCTATTTTGGTGATATTTGAAGTTATAGAATCATTACTATTATCTACAACAGCTTGAAATTTACTATATTTGAATTTTGCTCCATATTTATTCATTTCAGCTGAATCTGCATAAGCATTGATATTATTAGATACCACTGCTTTTACTGCATCTGAATTTGCAGCTAAACTTGGGTTATAATAAGCATTAATATGAGACTCAACATACAAATACTTAAGATCTAGTATTTCAGTTACAATTCCAGCAACAGAATACTTTCTGAGCATGGTATTGAGATTATTTTTAATAGAATCTGGTACATAAGGTCCATAAAATGGTTTTATAGTGATAAAAACCTTTCCATACTTAGGAGGACTCAATTCTTCACCTCCAAAAGCTGAAACTGACTCAGTTTCTGGGTAAATTTTAGGAATTAGTGCCTCATAATCATTTGCAGTGACTGCTCTATTGAATGTAGAGTAAATTTTAGGTGCAAAACGCTTCACAGAGTCTATAGATTCAATTTCTTTGCCTCCTGTAGACTCACTTACAGTAGAAAGTATGGAAATTCCAGTACTTACCAGGTTATTGTTGTTATCTACAATTCTTCCATTGAAAGAAAAGGAAGAAACTCCATTTCCTGCCTCTCCACTACTAGTAATATAGGAAATTTCAATATAATTTAGTGATTTTAACTTTTCTCCAAAGACTCCATCACCAAAAATGAGTTCATATCTCTGATCATCAATTTCTTGAACAAAATATACCCTAGAAGTGTCAGTAACTTCTATTAAAGTATCAGAAAATACATATTTTCTAGAAGAAGTACTAGATTGAGTGTCTCTTACAGCAACTTCAAGGGTAGAAGTGTCAATATTTGCATTTTCTAAGATGTATCTTGATGGTGGTGCAGGTGTTTCTGATGAAACAGTGAAATTTGAGGTTAAATATGTCCCCTCATAGATTGTAACATTGTTAAAAGTAGCAATTCCATCAACTACAGGTACTGATACATCACTTGGAAGGCAAAAAGAGTAACTTTCTGACCCAAAGACAGATGAAGAAGTGGTTACAATACCTTTTTTAAGTGTTAAGGTGACAGGTTTAGTAGTAAAACCAGTTGTATCTACAAAAAATGAAATTATTGCCTTTGATGCAGTCCTTGATCTGGGTGTATATCCTATATTACGTGCCAGTGCTACTACATTTTCTCTCAAAGTAGCACTATCTATGAAAACCTCATTACTAACCATGTTAGCATTGTATGAGGAGATGTAAGTATTGTATGCTAATACATCAAGTATGTTAGAAAGATTAGATCCTTCAAAGTCATAATCAGTAAAATTAGAATTTTCTCTCAAATAATCCTTCAATGAGGTTTTTATTTGATCAAAATCTAAATCTGTAAAGTTAACTAATGCCATTTATCTTGTAGGCTGTAGTGCAAAGTTTAATTGTTGAGGAAGAGCATCAATTCCTATGACATCATAGGAGACAGTTACATCAAATTCATTGTTATCATAGTTAGGTTTCACTGTTACATCCTGTAATTTCACTCTAGGTTCAAATCTAATAATAGTTTGTTCAATTTCATCCCTAATAACTGCTGCAGAAATGTCATCTACAGTATCAAAAAGAAGTTGACTCACTCCAGACCCTAAATCTTCATTAAAAAATCGCTCACCAGGAGTAGTAAGAACTAAATTCCTAATAGAACGTGAAATAGCAGTGTCATTTTTGACACCAATAAGGTCAGAATTGATGGGATTTACCTCAAAAGACATGCTAATGTCCTTAAATCCCCTACTAATCCTTTCTACAGGCATGAAACAACGGTAAATATAAGTTATTTATCATAAAAAAAGAGACCCTTAGGTCTCTTGTACTATCTTCCTTGTCCTCTATACCTTTTTTTAGGTTTA